AATACGGATCAGCAACCACCCATCGTTAGTTAAGACATTCGACACGGACGCGAGCGCAGGTGCTGGTGCAGTGATAAACGTGCCAGACGAATCAGCCGAAACAATGAAGCCGTTTTTGTTGCAACCATCAGGCAACAACATTCAGCAGATTAGAGAGTCCATCAAGGACAAGGTGGAAGCCATCAATCGCATGGCGCATATGGGTGCTGTGAGAGGAACGGAAGCAATCACGCAATCAGGCGTAGCAATGCAGACTGAGTTCCAGATGCTCAACGCCAAACTGTCAGAGAAGGCTGACTTGCTAGAGCTAGCAGAGGAGCAGATGTGGCGCTTCGTCTGTCGATGGCTAGATGTTACGCCAGATGTGGAGGTGTTCTATCCCGACTCATTCGACGTGAGAGATTACGAGAAAGAGTTGCTGTTCTTGCAGCAGATGAAGGCCAGCGGTGTTCGCTCAGCTACCTTGCAGCAAGAGGTGGACAAGCAAATCGCCGACCTAGTGTTAGACGATGACAAGCTGATGCAAGCTCACGATGAGATCACTGCAACGACTCAGGTGCTTGGGCAGTTCCCTGTAGCTGAAGAATGACCCCCGACGAATATGCAGAGATCGTCAATCGGTTAGCGGACACGCATCGAGGCCGGATCGCTGACGTACTGCAAAGACTAGAAGAGCGCATCGCAGCGATAGCGGGTTCAGCCCCAGTACGCCAAGGCGTGCTCTTTGACCTTGCTTATGCTTTACAGGCTCGCAATCAGATCAGGGGTGCGCTGACCGATGAATACCTTGTCGCTGTTCAGCAACTCATCGAAGAATATCCAAGCCTATACGCTAGCCAGTATGAGATGTTCTCAGAGCTAGGCGACTTCATCAGGGTAGAGCCAGAGATTATATCGGCCTTGCAGCGTCAGTCATTCCAAGGCTTTGAGGCTATAGCAGAGCAGCAGTTAGACGTTTTAGCCAATGGTGTCTATCGGTCAACCTTAGTAGGGGAGAGCCGAGACGTACTCATCAAGGATTTGAGAGGGTCAATCAATGGAATCTATCAAGCGAGCGATCAGGAAGAAATTAGAAGACTTGTGGCAGTGGCTCAAAACGCTACCGGACAAGCTAGAGAGGATGCAATTAGGACTCTTCACAATAGATATGCTGCTGATCGCTTGGGCAATAATATGCGGCGTTATGCGACAACTTACGCAGAAGATTCGCTCAGTCAGTTCTCCGCTAGTATCACGGCTAGAACGGCTGAAGAAATGGGGATAGAGACCTTTGAGTATTACGGTGATCTGATTACAGACTCTCGGCAATTCTGCCGCAACATCATCAACGAGACCGATCATAAGAACGAATACACCAAGGCAGAGATCAAAGGGATATGGGACAAGGAATCATGGGCGGGCAAGGCTCCGGGCAACCCGTTCATCGTAAGAGGCGGCTATAACTGCCGTCATCATTGGCTACCACTTGTGGAGGTTTGAGATGCCATATCACGCAGGGCACGACAAAAAGAAGAAGAAGAAAAAGAACAAGCGACCAATGGGGCGCAAACGTAAGTAACGCAAAGGTTGACAATTTGCCCAAAAGGGTAAAAATAGCCCCAACTCACTAGAGGTTATCGCTACATGAGCGACGAAATCATGGATGAAAGCGTTGAGACTGAGCCAGCGCAAGATACACCCGCTCAGGAGTCAAAGACTTACACCCAAGAAGACATGGATCGCGTTATATCGGATCGTCTAGCAAGGGAGCGTAAGAAATTCGACAAGCAGTTAGACGGCATCAACTTAGAAGAAGCTCGCCAGATCATGCTTGAGCGTGAGCAGGCGCAGATAGAGCGCCAAAAAGAAAAAGGCGAGTTTGAGCAAGTGCTGAAGCAAACTAACGAGAAGAAGGATCAGGAGATAGCAAAGCTGACCGCTGCACTGCATAGCACCAAGATTGACGGTGCCTTGTTTACTGCCGCGAACAGACACAATGCTATCGACTCTGAGCAAGTAGCTACTTTGCTGCGTAATCGCGTGAGGCTATCCGATGATGGGATGGTGGAAGTGATAGACGATAACGGCACAGTGCGCTATAACGACAATGCAGACCCGCTCTCAATAGACGAAGCGGTGAGCGAATTCTTAACGGCTAGTCCGCATTTTGTAAGAGCTACCGCAGGTGGCGCAGGCACAATGGGCAATGCTGGTGGCTCGACTCCGAAGCCTACATCGGTGGCTGATATGGTAGATAACTGGAGCAGTGGGGGCAAAGAAGCCTACGCCGCGCTCCGCAAGAAAACTTAGCAGACACCGGAGTTAAATCATGGCAGCTACAACCAGCACCACCCTTGACGACCTATTTGCGAACATTATCGCAGCAGCCCGATTCACGGCAGAAGAAGAAAGCCTGATGATGGGCCTCGTTACCATGTACAACATTGGCGACGAAGCAGGCAAAACCATTCAAGTGCCAAAGTACCCAGCAGTAACAGCCGCTGACCTAACCGAAGGCACGGACATGAGCAGCAGCACAGTTTCCACATCATCTGTAAGCATTACAGTCGGCGAAGTTGGCGCACAAGTTGTTTTGACCGACGTTGCAGCTATGGGTTCAGGTAACCCAGCGGAGGAGCTAGGCACTGTTCTAGGTAACTCTATTGCTACAAAGATCGACACAGACCTCATCGCATTGTTCGATGGCTTCTCTAGCGCATTGGGTGGAGCAGGTACCGAGATCACGGTTGCTGACATCTTCAAGGCTGCGGCTACCTTGCGTAACGCGAAGGCTCAAGGTGACATCTTTGCGGTTGTTCATCCGTTTCAGGCATACCAGCTAAAGGCTAACCTGACCAACACCTTTGCTAACCCAAATGGTGGAACGGCGCAAAACACGGCGATGGTCAACAGCTATGTGGGCACGATTGCAGGCGTAGACATCTACGAGTCATCTAACATCACAGTTGATGGTTCAGACGATGCGAAAGGCGCTGTATTCAGCCGTGAGGCTATGGCAATCGCTATGAAGCGTGACTTCCAAATTGAGACCCAGCGCGATGCGTCATTGAGAGCATTCGAGCTTAACGCTACCGCCGTTTATGGTGTGGGCGAGCTTGATGACAGCTATGGCGTAGAGATGCTGTTCGACAGCGCACTCTAAGCGTTTCGGCTAGCCTCGCATTCTCCCCAGCTTGCGGGGCTGGCCCTTTTTGGAGGTTTCATGGCGATTACATATCGTGGCGTGCGCTTCGAGGGATACAACCGCCCGAAACGTACACCCAAGCACCCGAATAAAAGTCACGTCGTATTAGCGCGACAGGGCGACAAGGTTCGCATGATCCGATTCGGTCAGCAGGGTGCAGACACCAAACCTCCACGCAAGGGCGAGAGCGAAGCTGACAAGGCGAAGCGCAGATCGTTCAAGGCGCGGCATGCGGCAAACATAGCCAAAGGTCGTAGAGATAAAACGGCATCAGCGGCATATTGGGCTGATCGTACCAAGTGGAGTTGATATGGCCTTCTCTCAAGACTCTGATCTAGTCGCACTCGTTCCTGACATCTTGCAGTTTGGTATCAGCAGTTTCTCGGCGGAACATGCCAAGGCAGAGACGGACTTGCTCCGCACTATCCGCAACGAGTGGTGGTATCGCAAAGGCTTGCCCGGAGAAATGGTCACAGCCTACCTCACAGAGTCACAATGGACTCGCTGCAACGTATATCTAGTTCTCTGGAAGTTTGCTCTGCCTCAGCTAACCAACTGGGTGGAGAATGATCGCTTTCTAGGGATGATCGACTTCTATAAGCAGAGATATGAAGAGGAATTGGTCGCAGTGTTCGCTGACGGCGTGGAATATGACGATGACAATAGCGGCTCGATAGAAGACGACGAGCGCAATATCGTGAGCTATGGGCGGCTTACTCGATGAGCGTCATTCTCAACCTAGAGATAACGCCCAAGGATTTGACGCAAATCACTGCCAAACAAAAGCAGGCGGTTGAGTCAGCATTGCCGAAAGCAATCTTGCGGGTCGCAGGATTAGGTCAGCAGATCATCAAGCAGCGCACCTCTAAGGGTAAAGGTTTCAGCGGTGCATTCCCTGCTTACTCTCCGAAGTACATAAAATTCCGAAGGGAAAAGCTACGCAAAAGCGATCCGACAAAAGTGAATCTGAACGCAACAGGCCAGATGCTTAGGTCGATGCAGGTGAAGAGTGAAAGCAGTAGGCGAGCGGTCATATTCTTTGACAACCAGCAAGCAACGAAAAAGGCGAACTTCAATCAGCGCACTCGCCCTTTTATGGGATTTAACAGCAAAGAAAAGACAAGGTTGCAGGCTAGGTTCACGACAGACATCAAAGCAGCCGTGGGTAGAGCGTGAGCGTCAGGGAGAACATCGCTAGCAATATCGTGACGCAGTTGCAGGCTATCTCATCACCCACTATAAAGCTGGTCACGCGAGAGCCTTTCGACTTTGATAAACTAAGCAACGCGCAATACCCTGCGATCCTAGTCAGGACGACTAACGAAAGCAGAGAGGACGCCACGGTAGGCGGCGCGACATCCAGTCGCTTTGGCAATATAGACTACGAGCTAGTCTGTTTCGTCAAATCGATCACGATAGACACATCAAGGAACCAGATCGTTGAGGCGATTGAGGAAAAGTTAGATGTCGATAGAACACGAGGTGGTAACGCTATCGACACACAGATAACCAGCATCGAGACTGATGATGGAAGCATTGACCCCATAGGCGGGGTCATTATAACGGTGCGAGTTGAGTATCAGTTCACTCGCGGAACAACCTAGAGGGCAAAAAGATGGCTACTACAAAAGGTTCAGGTGGAGTCGTAAAGCTAGCCGCCACTGGCGGTTCTGCGACGGCAGTAGGAGAAGTGCGGAATTTCAGCATTGAGCAGACAGCGGATACCTTAGAAACCACAGTGATGGGTGCGACAGCACGCACTTATGTCGGCTCACTCAAGAATGCAACGGTTTCGATGTCAGTCTATTGGGATGACGGAGACGCCGTGCAGCTATTAGTTGATGCGGCAGACTCTCTCGACTTTCAGATCCATCCGACAGGCACAGGATCGGGCGAGAAGTTTTACAGCGGGGCAGCGGTTGTGACTGGCAACACGATAAGCGCAGCATTCGATGGTCTAGTCGAGGGCGAGTTTGCCTTCCAAGTATCAGGGGCGGTCACAGAAGGCACGAACTGATGGGGCTGGTTCGGGAGCTACGCAACCGGCGCAAGGTTGAGCCTAAGCGAATTGAGGTGGCAGAGTGGGCAGACGAAGGCGGCGAGCCTTTCGTCTTTTACTGCTATCCGATTACGGCGTATGACATGGGCCAGATGCAAAAGAAGCACCCCGGCTTTTTGAGTGACATGACGCTGCCGGCGATGGTTGATCTCATCTGCATGAAGGCTACCGACGAGTCAAATGAGCGCATCTTTGGCACGGCAGAGGATCGGCATGATCTAATGGGTGAGGAAAGCGCGATAGTTAGCGAGATCGCTGCTCAGATGTTCAGCACCATCACCAGTGTTGAGGATCAGGAAAAAAACTAACTAGCGATCAGTTTCGGTTAAATCTCATTGCCTTAGCTGATCGCTTACATATTACGATAGGTGAGGCAGAGCAGATGCCGCTCAGTGAGTTCAATGAGTGGATAGCCTATCTAAACATTTTGGGGCGCGATAATGGCTGACGCTAAAGTAGTAATTACAGCAGAGGATAGAACCAAGCGCGGCCTCGATTCGGTTAACAAAAACCTCAATCGCACCGCAAAGAATGCTCAAGTCGTCACAGGGCGATTCAAAAACTTCCGAGGCGCTTCTCAACAACTAGGCTTTCAGATTCAAGACGTAGCGGTTCAGCTACAAAGCGGCACAGCAGCGGCTACAGTATTCGGTCAACAGGGTTCTCAAATAGCCTCGATCTTTGGCCCCGGTGGTGCAGTGATCGGTGCATTCATCGCCGTTGCAGCAGCGGTCGCTGGCCCGCTGATTTCGTCTCTCTTTAGTGGCACGAATGCACTAGAGCGAATGAAGGAAGCAGCAGACGATGTACAAACATCGCTAGCTTCCATGACTGCAACAGAGCGAGCGAGGGCTATTCGTCGTAATGCAGAGTTGCAAGCTGAAGCGATAGCGGCACAAGCACAAGCACAACTTGAAGTAGATAAAGCAGAGGAAGACCTCGAAAGAAAACGACAGGGGCGCACTAGACAACCAGTTCTAAAAGCAGCGATTGAAGCAGTCGCAGCGGCGCAAAGAGAACAAAACTCTGTCAACGAAGAAGCCAGCATCGTCCTTGAAAGAATAGCAGCGGTTAACGCCGCTTATGCTGAGTCACAGGATACCACCGCAGAAAGAACGAGAGCAGCGACTGCGGCTCTGAGAGAGCAAGCCAATCTCCGCAAAGAGATGGAGCAGTTGGAAAAGGATGGTAGCGCCGTCCTGCTTGCTTTGAATCAATCCAACATCAACAAAAGCATCGAAGAGCGTAGAGAGAAGAAGAAAAACAAGGAAGAAACTCTGAGCAACTTGGATGAGCAACTCACTGCCTCATCGAGGATGAGTAAAGAGATGTTCGCCGTGAACAAAGCCTTTCGCATAGCCCAAGCGACTATGCAGACCTACGATGCTGCAACGAAAGCACTGGCTGCGTTCCCTCCACCGTTTGGACAGTTAGCAGCGATAGCGACAGTCGGCTTCGGTTTGGCGCAAGTCGCCCAAATTAAGGCGGCAAGCTTTGAGGGCGGCGGTTTCACTGGCATGGGCGCTAGGTCTGGCGGTATAGATGGGCGCGGCGGCTTCCTTGCTACACTCCACCCGAACGAGTCAGTCATCGACCATACGAAAGGCCAAGGTTCTGGCATCACAGTTATTAACAACGTCGATGCGCGTGGCTCTGGCGCAGACGTAGACCAGAAGATTAAAGTAGCTATGCAGCAAACCTCGCAGCAGACTGTGCTGACGATTCAGGACTTGATGCGTCGGAGACGTTTTGTATGACTACCTTTACATTTCCAGCGATTACGCCAAGCACTAATACTTTTGAACTTGTGGCAAATACACGCACATTCCAAAGTCCGTTAACCAACGCAATACAGACTTCATCGCGTAAAGGGTCCTTGTGGCGTGCTAGCTTGCAGTTCAACAATCTATCAGGCGCTGATAGGAAAGTTATGCAGGCATTCTTGGTGAAGCTAAACGGTCAAGAGCATCGGTTTACGTTGCACGACCATTCGCATACGCGCAGGGGTGCGGGAGGCGGGACGTTGACAGTCAATGGCGCAACGCAGTCGGGCACGAGCTTGGTGTGTGATGGCGCGACTGCATCGGTCAATAATTACCTGAGGGCGGGAGATTACATCTCGTTCAATTCCGAGCTTCACATGATCGTGGCAGACGCTAATAGCGATGCATCAGGAAATATCACGTTATCAATAGCGCCACCTATTCGGAAAACGCCAGCAGATGACGCCATCGTAGACTATACGGTGCCGGTTTCTGGGGTCTTTTTACTGGCTGGCCCAGCCTCTTGGCAAACGACGCCTTCTATTACGTCTAGTTTCACGGTCGAAGCAGTGGAGGATGTTCTGGCGTGAGCAGAGGGTTCCCCACAAATGTTGCTAATGCACTTGCGACCCAGCACGTTAGCTTGGTGACGTTTGTCAAATTGGCATTTCCCTCTGGCACCGTATATCTGCACAACTCAATCGGCACTTATACCTTTGGCGGGAATAACTACCTTGGCCTCGGTGACCTTGGCGCAATTAGCCCCCTAGAAGAGGGCGCAGATGTCAGCCCCTATCAAATCACTCTTTCACTGTCTGGCCTAGACTCCACAATTGCGGGCGCTGCACTGACAGAAGACTACTACATGCACGCTGTCACCGTGTTGTTGGGGGTCCTGAATGCAGACGATGTTTTGCTCGCAGACCCCACTGTCGTATTCGAGGGGTTCATGGATCAAATGGATGTCAGTGTGGGCGCTGACGGCGGCGATGTCATATCGTTAACGGCAGAATCAGAGTTGGCAAGATTCGATAGGTCGTCGAACCTAAAATATACTGGCGTACAGTTGCAGAGCGAGTTTGCTGGCGACGTAGCCTTTGAGTTTATGCCAGACATCGAAGGCGCAAAAATACGCTGGGGCGACCCTAACTCGGATTCTGTAGCGGGTGCGCCCGGATCCCAAAACATATACGAGTATGAAGGGCCGCGCAGATGAAAGTATATGCTGCTCTCAATAAATGGGAGAGAAGGCCGTTTGCTTACGGAGACGCTGATTGCTGTCAGTTTGTTGCTTTCATTGTTAAAGAGCTTACCGGCAAAGACTATGCATCACGATTTGTTTATTACTCAGAAGCTCAAGCAGAGCTTTTGGTGGGGCGAGAGGGTAGCTTGCTAGAGTTCATCGCATCCATACTCGGTGAACCATCATCAATCATTACCGACGGTGACCCTTGTGTCGTGCGGCTCCCAATAGTCAATCAAGTGTGCGGTATAAAACTCGGTGAGCATGTCGTCTGTTTGACATCGCACGGAATGGCGCGGGTGCCAGAGCGTTATATTTTGGCTGGCTGGAGAGCGTAGATGCCAAAAATTATCGCAGCCATCAAGATAATTGGCAGCTTAATCATAGGCGCGGTTGAGACTGTGGGCGTTATCGCTACTGGCGCATCATTCGGCGCGGTTGGTAGCATCATTGCAGGCACAGCAATACTGTCCGCACCGTTTGCCCTCAAAGGCTTGATGCCTGACTTGAGCATTCCACAATCAGACACTGATCGCACGAGACAGCAGACGGTAAGAGGGACCATTGAGCCTCAGAAAGTGGTTTATGGCGAAGCTCTAGTTTCTGGCCCTATATTCTTCGTCGGCGTGGCAGGCGCAGACAACAAGGACCTCTATCACGCAATTGCGTTGACTGGTCACGAAGTAGAATCAATCACAGACGTTCACTTCGACAACGAGGTTATCCTCAACGGTTTTATTTCCGGCACAAGTGTAACGGCTGGCAGTTTTGGCCCTACGACGGACGATCCATCTACCACAATTTGCTTTGTCGAGCGCAAGACCGGCTCTAGCACCCAAACGTCAAGCAGCTTGCTTACGACAACCTTTACGGGTTGGACGTCATCTCATAGAGCCAGAGGCGTTTCCTACTTGGTGACCAAGTGGAGACTGACCGATTCCTCCCAAGAAGTTTGGGATCGTTTAACGCCTCGCGATTTGAAAGCCTTGGTGAAAGGCAAAAAAGACATCTACGACCCGCGCTTAGAAGTAGCTGCGGGTGGCAGTGCTGGCGGATCACCGGCTAACACAACGTATCACGCATGGAGCGAAAACCCTGCGCTATGTGCAGCAAATTATCTTACGGACGCTAAGTTTGGTCTGGGGGTTTCAGCTAGCAAGGTTGATTGGTCAGGCGTAGTGACGGCGGCAGACATATGTGATGCAACGGTAGCGATTCCGAACAGTCAAACGCAAAAGCGGTTTACCGCCAATGGCGTTTTGTACGCAACAGACAGTCATAGAGCCAACATCAACAAACTTCTGTCAGCAATGAATGGCACGCTAATTTATGCCAATGGCGTTTACACCATACAAGCGGGAGCCTATGTTGCTCCGACTGAGGCGCTCACAGAGGATGATTTAGCAGGACCAATAACCGTCAAGACCAGCGTAGAGCGGAGCAGCCGATTCAACACGATACGGCCCGTTTTTATTGACCCAACTCAAAATCACAAAAGCGTGGAAGCGCCAGAGGTGCAGCTTACGAGTGCGGTAAGCAGGGATAACAATGAGATTCTGCGCAGAGACCTACAGTTGTCTTTTACCAATAACAGCTTTATGGCTCAAAGGCTTGCGCACAAACAAATTCAGATCAGTGACCAGCAAGCGGTTATCAACTACCCGGCTAATCTAAGAGGTCTACGCATACAAGTAGGTGACCGGGTGAGCGTCACCGTTGCGGAGCTTAACTATAGTGCCAAGGCATTCCGATGTGCGGCTTTCTCCTTCAGTGACACGGAAGACGGCGTTGTTAATCTTACCCTTGCGGAAGATGACGCCGGAAGCTACGCAGATCCAGCCGCGAGCGAGTACAGCAGCATCTCATCCACAGGCGTGGTGACGCAGGGTTTTCGCGGAGTACCAGACCCTCAAAACCTCACGGCAACCTCTGGCCTCAAACACATAGAGTTGAACTGGACCAACCCAAGCAACCCCAAGCTGTTTGAGAACATAGCAATTTATGCGTCTGCTGATTCTTCATGGAATAACTCGCAGCTAATCGGAGAAACTAGGGGTACGCAGTTCTTCCATGACGCAGGCAACTCTGTGGACCCATTAGCTGTAGGTAACCAGCGTTACTACTGGGTCAGAGCTTTTGCATATTCTGAGAACAAAAACAGCAGCAGTGCATTTGTCAGATCAGATCGTAACCCAGATAACGATACGTCAAATGTTCAAGCGACAGTTGGACCGAATAATCCTAATTACGCTGACATCGTTGACGATACACCGACTCAAAACCCACCAGTTAACCTTACTCTGACGGAGACCACTGCACTCGGCAATGATGGCTCAGTGCTGCCTGCGGTAAAAGTTAAGTGGACGGCTCCCACGCCAAATACTTATGTGCAGTTTTATGAGGTCCAGTTCAAGCGGACTAGCGCGGGCGAGATTGACCTAGGGGCAGTAGCCAATTCATTTACCTCGACGGTGGACTATGGCTCTGTTGCGGACGCTACCACAATTGAGTTGAACTATGGCGGGGTCAACGAGGCTATATCTGGTGCGGACGCTGACTTCTCATCTGTGAATGTCTACGGGCTATCTACCGTTGTGACGGGAATGAAAGAGCTTGAGGAGTTCCAGTTTAGGGTAAGAGCCGTCACTCTCACCGGCAAAGTATCCACTTTCGTCACGCTAAACATCACGCTGCAAGGTGATCAAACACCACCTGGCATTCCCGGCAGCATCACGGCAACTGGTGGCATACAGCAGATTAAGCTCAATTTCGACTTACCGTCTGACTCCGACTTAGCCTTTGTCGAGGTCTTTGAGAACACAGTAGACAATCAAGCCACGTCAACGCTGATCGTCAAAACTAAGTCAGATCAGCACACCGTCACTGGGTTGGGTAATAACGTCAGACGATACTATTGGTTGAGAAGTGCTGATCGCTCAGGAAACTTCTCTGGCATTAGCGCCTCGGTTAACGCGACAACGCAGAAGGTAGTGCTGGATGACCTAGCGCAGCCAGTCTTGGACCAATTCGCGGCTGGCAACGCCTTCGGTATTGAACCCGTAAGCACCCTCTCAGGCGTCACAGGTGACCATGTGGGGCAGATTAAGTTCCTAACGACCACGAGCACCTTGTTCGTATGGACAGGCTCTGCGTGGAGCACAAACCTTTTCACGGCTTCATCAGTCAGTCCCGGTGCTGTAACCGCTGCGTCGTTTGCGTCAGGCGTTGAGCCAGTGTCCGTTGTGTCTAGCCTGCCCAGCCCCACAGGTTATACAGGGCCGAAGTTCGTATTCAATACAGGCGACAGTCCGCCGAAGATTTACCGCTACAACAGTGCGGTTCCAGAGTTTACTTCGTTAGTTAATGCGTCTGACTTGACAGGTACGTTATCAGAGGACCGCTTCAGCAACACCGTGCGACCCGTCGAGGTCGTTTCGTCTTTGCCGACTACTGGCAACTTCCAAGGTCGAGTTGTCCTGCTATCGACTGATAACAAGGTCTACAGATTCACTGGCACAAGCTTTACCAAGGCTATCAGCGCGTCTGATCTTGACGATCAAGTGAACCTTGCCACGCAAGTCTTCGGACAAGTGCAGGCGTCGAGTCTAACGGCGGGGCAGATTTCGACAGCGTCTATTCAGGCCGGAGCCGTGGTCGCTGATTCTGTCGCAAGCGGGGCGATAAGTGCGGTCAAGCTGGCAGCCGATTCCGTCACTGCCAATGCTATCGCGGCAAACGCTGTTACTGCATCAGAGATCGCGGCATCAACGATAACGTCAACCCAACTCAACACCTCAGAGATCTTCGCAGATTCTGCGGTGATCGGTGCAATCCAAAGTGGTTCTATTACTACGTCAGCCGTCGTGTCAGCCATCGGTACATTTGAATTTATCCAAACTGCCAACATCGCGGCGAATGCTATTACAGGCGGAAAGATTGCGGCATCGACGATTGATGCTAACAAGCTCAACGTGTCTAATCTTGCTGCCATTTCAGCAAACCTCGGTGCTGTGACAGCGGGAACTATAAACGCCGCTCAGGTTACCATTTCCAACATAAACGGCTCGAATATAGCATCTGGCACAGTTCCCACGGCTCGCCTAGACGTGTCTGGAATTATCAGTGCTGGTGCTATCGTTGTCTCAAACGACAACATTTCTAACTTAAATAACAACTTAAACTTCGTTGACTCATCAGGCGCAGCATCTGCTGCACCGGTTCAAAGCGTTGCAGGCGCAACTGGCGCGGTATCTGCGAGCACAATCATCACTGCGGGCAACATTGTTGTGCAGGGTGACAACATTTCGGACCTGACGAACAACTCAGCCTTCATCAATGGCGGTCAGGTCAATAGCAACGTCACAGCGATAAGTGGTGGCGTAATTACTACCGGCACTATCAACGCCAATCGAATCAACATTGACGATGTGACGCTAGACACTGACGGATCAGGGCAGCTAATCATTCACGCCTCTGGTGTAGATTCTCCTCAAATCAAAGCAAACGCATTAGGGACGATTAAAGGCGCAAGCACAGGGGACGTTACTGCAACACAGTTTTCACAACCGTACACCGGATTCATCGGTTCAACGCCGTTTCACAAGTTCGGGTCAGTACTTTTGCAATTGCTTGATAGTTTGACCTTTACTACTTCACTCACCACGTCAGAAACGATTGACTACCTGATGACGCTGGAAGCAAACCCGAGCGGCACTTTTTCTAGTTCGTCAACAACACTGATTACCACGCACGTCCAACGCACAAATGCTCTAGGTGACAGTTACGACGTGAACGGAACGCGCAGTGGCGACTTCAACGTCTATTCGTTCGCATTTTCGACCGGCGACGGTTCTGGCTCAATTTTGCGTAGACCATTTATTCAAAACCTAAGAGGGGGCAGCACGGTGTACGTCAAACTTTATGGGTATCAAAGAAACGTCACTGGCACGCCAGAATGGGATGGCATCTTTTTATCAGCAGAGGGATTGGCGCGATGATTGTCTCTGGCAATTCTGACAACCCGCGACAGCTACCGTTTGAGCGAATCAACCGTGAGCGCCGCAACGAAGCACTTGCAGAAACTGATTGGACTCAGGCGAACGACTCGCCTTTATCGGAATCGGATCAGCTAAAATATAAGACCTACCGGCAAGCCCTACGCGACCTAACAACGCATGAAAACTGGCCCGAGCTTCAAGAGGAAGACTGGCCCACATTGGAGACTTAAATGGCTACTCAATTACAAATCAGGCGTGGAACAGCTAGTCAAATTGCGGCCTTTACTGGTGCCGAAGGCGAGATCGTTGTAAACACGACCAACGATTCTGTCCATGTAAACGATGGCTCAACAGCGGGCGGGTTTGAGCTTGCAAGGGCGGATCTCAACAACGTATCAGACACCAGCTTAAACGCTGCGCTGACAGGCAATACGGTCAGTGCTTTGACGGTAACCGCGCTAACGACAGGCAGTATTACGACTACTGGCAACATATCATTTGGGGACAACGACAAAGCCATCTTCGGTGCTGGCTCTGACCTAACTATCTTCAGCGATGGCGGGACGTTTTCGTACATTAATAACACACAAGGTGTTTTGAGAATTAGAAACACGTCTGATGACCAAGATGTAGCTATTCAATCTGATAACGGTTCGGGTGGTGTAACAGATTATTTCTTAGCCGACGGGTCTACTGGCGCTGTAAAACTTTATAACTATGGTGCTCAAAAACTAGCCACTACTTCCACAGGCATTGACGTAACTGGCACAGTGACGACTGATTCTTTGACTGTTGATGCTGGCGGTCAGGTTTTGACGTGGGTAGGTTCAGCAGCAACACCCTCGCACTCATTTACTGATGATTCAGATACTGGAATGTTCCGAGCTTCTGCTAACGCTTTGGCGTTTTCCACAGGTGGAAGCCAAAGAGCAATCATAAACAGCAGTGGTCAATTTGGACTGGGCACGAGTAGCCCTGCACAAACTATTCATGCAAAAACTGATTCAGATGGTGGTGGCATAACCATCCAACGTAACAGCACGACAGCAAACACCTATGCGCAGCTGGGTTTTAGCCCGACGACGAACGACGCTGGCGTGCCAAACATTTCAATACGTGGATACCGAGGAGCTTCTTTTACTAGCAATTATCTGACATTTGTGGTGGGTGGCAGTGGTGCCGGTTTGGAGCGGGCGAGATTCGACAGTTCGGGAAATTTTTTACTCGGCCGCACCAGTAGACTGACAAGCCAAGTCCAGAGCATAAGTTCCAACACAGTTATGTCGGTGCATGGGACTTTATCTGCGCATCAAACCAATGCTGGCATACTTCAATACGCGAGCAACGTTTTTTCATTACGGGCTTACGGCTCATCGTCAAATGGGGCGATAGCGTTTAATACTGGTGGTGGTGGCGGAGGTGCTGACACAGAACGCATGCGCGTAGACGCATCGGGCAATGTGTTGGTGGGTAAGTCTGCAAGTAGCTTTACTACGGCAGGCGTAGAGCTGGCGCAAGGCGGCACAGCAGGTAAAGTCCAGATAATGAGAGCTTCTGGTGGCTTAACTGTCGTTAATACAACAAACGATGGAGCTGCTATAAGCATATATAAGGGAACAACAGCCGTAGGTAGTATCGGTAATCGCTTTGGAGCTATTTACATCCATTCTCCAGACGGAACTAATGGCGCTGGTCTGCGCTTTTTTGACGGTGTTATTCAGCCTTGTGAAAGTAATGGTAACGACAGCAGTGGTGACACTGACTTAGGACAAACCAATTCACGCTTCAAAGACCTTTACCTGTCATCAAAAACTAAGTATCAAGCTTCTGGAGGCAATCAGCACTCTGTTGGCGTTGATGCTAACGATTTAATTATTAGGTCAGAGACGGCAGGTAGCGAAACAGCAAGGTTCACCTATGGTGGCAACTTTATGGTGGGCCTAACAGCAGAGCCGACTTCAAATCAACAGGGTGTATTTGTTAGTCCAAACGGCTTTATAAAAACTAGCCGAAATGGCACTGCCGTAAAAACGCATTTGCAGTTCTTTAACAACAATGGTGCTGTCGGGAGTATCCAAACAAACGCAAGCGTAACAGCCTTTAACACATCATCAGACCTACGCCTTAAGGACAACATCGTAGACGCACCTTCTGCTTCTGACGACATTGACGCTATTCAAGTGCGTTCGTTTGACTGGAAGGTGGACGGGTCACAACAGAAGTACGGCATGGTTGCACAAGAGCTACAAAGCGTTGCGCCAGAGGCAGTATCAGCGCCTGAAGACCCCGACGAAATGATGGGCGTGGACTACTCAAAGCTAGTACCTATGCTTGTAAAAGAAATTCAATCATTACGTGCCAGAGTTGCACAATTGGAGACTAACTAATGGCTACATTTACATGGACTATTCCCACTTGCGAACACGTTATCGCTGACGGTGGCATCAACGTGGCGCACTGGCGCTGTAACGCAGAGGAAACAGTGGGCACTGGCGACGACGCTGTAACCTACACCGCATCTTCTTATGGCACTTGTGGCCTTACTTACGACGCATCTGCATCGGACTTTGTGGCTTATGACAGCGTCACACAAGCCGATGTGGAAGGCTGGATTTGGGCCAATGGTGTAGACAAGGACGCAACAGAAACAGCCTTACAGGCGAACATAGATGCCCAGAAGAACCCTATTGAAGCCTCTGGTGTGCCTTGGTAATGGACGTTGGCTCTGTTGATAACACTTCGCAGGTGAGTTGGAAGCAGGTTGCGGTTCAAAAGCAAGAGCGCCTACGAACAGGTGCTGAAGGTGAGACTGTTCGAGAGATGGTCGAAACCGTTATGCCTGTGCTCTATACCAAGGAGGGCAGCAAGGTAGAAGCACAACCGCTTGCCTCCACCCAAAGAGTGAACGTATCGGTATGAGCGACAAAGGCGAACAAGCATTGAACGAAGTCAACGCCCATGAGCGAGAGTGTGCCTTGCGCTACCAACGTATCGAAGAGCGCCTTGCAGAAGGCTCTGCTAAGTTTAAGCACCTAGAGCATCTCATTTACGGACTGTATGCGTTGATTGCAGCGGCTGCTTTGCCGCAGTTTTTCATGGGGTGATCCCCAATGGTGATTGAATCAATCGCAGCGGCCTCCGCAACATTGTCCGCCATAAATGGCTTAATCTCTCAAGTGAACGAGACCGGGCAAGGTGTCCATCAGGTGATGGGCATGATCTCGGACTTTGGGGAGGGCATAACCGAGTTCGAGGCTAGGCGGCGTCAAAGCACATTCAAGCCGCTCACTCAGAATGAAATCTTAAAGCTCCAGATGCTAAAGCGTCAATATGACCGGCACTGGCAGAGCGTCCACGATTTGCTCCTCGTCGCAGACCCGAAGCTCCTTGATGACTTTAAGGCCGCCAAAAAGCAGCAAGAGCTTGATAGGCAAGCGCACTTAAAGATGATTGCTCGCAAGAAAAAACAACGACAACATCTCACGAACCAGATACTGGTGGGAGGCACAACGCTGATAATCGGCGGCGCAATTATTGCGATGGGTTTTGTAATCATTTTAAAGGTGTACGGATGATAATGGCTTTCCTGCTCGTCATGATTGTTGATGGTACGCAGGTGCCGGGAGACTATCATTTCCGCTCAGTATTTCGTTGCAACCAGTTTGCGGTATGGCTTGAGACCGGAGCAATCAAGCCTGTCGATAAGAGACGGCTTAATACTCAGAAAAACATTAGCGCCTATTGCATCCCGGTCAAGGTCAGACCAAACATCACTTTCTATGATTAACCAAAAGGGTTAGCATGTCCAAAACGGATAAGGGTTGAGCATGATTGAGATCGACGGCGTGAAGTATGAAGAGGAAGACCTAACTCAAGAGGGTGTAATTAGGGCCAAGCGAATCGCGTTCCTCAAGGAGAGAAACGTCAACCTCGTGATTGAGCAACAAGAGACAGACAACAACATCGCCTTTCACGCTAAAATCATCAAAGACCAGCAGGAGGGACTGAACCATAATCAGTTGCCCTCCGACGGTGAAGTTCTAGAACCCGAAGCCGACGGGTAGCCCTGCCTCCTTGCGGACTACCATCAGACCCAGCGTTCCCTGCTGGGCATGATTGTCTATGTTCTCGATAACAAAATTCACTAGGTCCTCGATCCAAGGCTGCACCATTGGCGGTCTTGGGCTGGGCTTCGCCTCTCCTGTCTTATCGTAGTGCTTTTTGCCTAGTTTATGATCGAGCAAGCGTGACGCGACCATCTCGCTGTCTGTAGACTCTCGACTACTTGGCTTTTCAGTGTTTCTTGACGCATTAGCGTAAAGCTGCGCCTTGATCTCTGCGATGCTAGGGAAGAAGTTTTGCGATGGCTTCTCCATCAGGTCAGCCAGAGCGTTTATCAGTGCGGCTTCCGACTCTTTGCCTAAAACCTCATAGTAGATAGGCCGCTGCTCGCCCCACTCCTTGCGTTTGTTTGGCTTTATTGTGAGCCACTTGTGGAATGTTTTGTCGAATGTTCTTTCGTCCATGTCCTCTCCTAAAAAGGTATATCGTCCTCGTAGTCCTTAGTGAAGTTTGGCGGGAAACTTGCGCGGGGCAAAGGTTTGTCTTCACCATACTCGTTTAACCACTCCTCATTAGTCTGATTACGTCCTTGCTGTTGCTGTCGAGCAGTATTATACCCCTCTTTCATCGCCCTATAATCGTCTGCGCTGCCTTGCCGCTGAGGCTTTTGCTTTACAGTGGCGTACAGCGAACCGTCACTCTTCTTGGTCTTTAGCTCTAGTCGTACTGTGCCATCTTGCTTTTTGAGCCATGCAATCGCTTGCTCTGGGTTAATTACGATGTCGCCTTTGACGAAATCGGGCGCTTTGTCGTTTGGGGGGAATATCCGCAGTCCGTCCATCCATTCAATATCTGCCATGCTATCTGATCCTAAGTAGGTTTAAGTGCTGTTGTGTTTCGTCGGTCATCTCA